TCCCCCTGGGGTCGTGCACATCTTTCGCGTAGCGGGCCATCCGACGCACTGCGGGCTGCATCTGGGCGGACTGGACTTCCTGCACACGCTCGAAGGCCGTAACGCGTGCGTCGAGTCCATCGGCGATGCCAACTGGCGCCATCGCCACCTCGGGAGCTACCGGTGGGCGAACTGACCCTTGCCAACGAAACCGCGCAGCGCCGGCGCGCCGAGCGACTGCTACCCGTCGTGGCGCTGCCGCCTGCCATTGCGCCGCCGCCCGATTGCGCTCGTCTGCTCATGCCCGGCGGCGAACACCGCGAGATCGCGATGCCCGAGGGCGCCTCGATCCAGGAGATCATCGACGGTGCCCTGGCCGCCGAGCTGCATCAATACGTGCGCGTGTATGCCAACGGCACCGAAGTCGCCGACTGGCCGGGCTTTCGCACCCGCAGCGGCGACCGGCTCGTCGTCGCTGTCGTCCCAGGCGGGGGCAAGAACAAAAAAGGGATCATCGGCGCAATCCTGACGATCGTCGTCGCGGTGTTCGCGCCCTACGTCGCCGGCTTCATGCAGGCAGGCGTGTGGGGCGCCACCGCGACGGGCCTCGTGGGCAGCGCGCTCACTGTGGGCGTGACGCTCGTTGGCGCGATGGTCATCAGCGCCCTGGTCAAGCCGCCGACCATCAGCACGTCCGGCTCGTCGGGCAACGCCGCATCGTCGCAGCCGTCGAGCTATCAACTGACGGGGCAAAGCAATGCCGCGCGCCCCTTCAATTCCTGCTTTGTCGTCTACGGCCGCCACAAAGTCATGCCCGCGCTGGCCGCCAACCCAGACGTGGACAACTGGGGCAATGGCACGACTATCACGGCGCTGTACGACTTCGGCCTGGGCTACCTGCAGATCGAAGACCTGCGCATCGGCGACGTGGCCGCGAGCGAATACTCGCCGCAGCTCGTGTTGCATCAATTCAGCCTGTGCCGCGACCTGCAGCTCTACACGAACCGGATCGGGTACGACCAGTATCAGGTCGTGCAGGCGCGCAACGACCCCTTCGTCGCGACCACCAAGGCCGAGTCCTACTGCGCGAACCTGGACATTCAATTCCCCGGCGGCGTCTACCAGCAGACGCAAAACGCCTCGATCACGTTCTGGGCCGACTTCGCCGCCAAGTGGCGCAAGGCCGGCACCGACGCCTGGAACGACGTCCCGATCGACTGGTACTACGGCTCGATGGGCCGCGAGTACACGATGCCCTATGACGCCTTCATCCAGTGGCGCCCGCCCGATACCGTCTGGGGCGTGTGGGGCGGCAACGCACAACCCTGGACCGACTATTACCCAGATAGCTCGCCCGCGCTCATGCGCAAGGCGCAGGCCGACGTGCTCGGTGCCAATATCCAAGTGGACATCTACGGCATGTCCAAGCCGAACCCGCTGCTGCAGTTCCAATATCCGAATGGCGGCATCGACGCGACGAGCTACTGGGCGCGCAATCAGGACGCGCGCCGGCGCTGGCCCGAGAACCGCAGCGCGCAGGATCATTTCGAGTCGGTCGGCTCTCGCGAGGGCCGCGAGCCGGGCGTGACGGTGCGCATCATCGGCGCGGACGGGATCAATTACGGCTACGCCGCGAGCGACGGCAATCTGCGCCGCATGCTGCACGAGTGGGACGTCTACCGCTTCATGTCCGACCCTTACGTCGGCGCCTGGGGCTGGATCAACAACGGTTCGCCGCCTGCGCCACCGATGCAGCAGATCGAGTTCGAATGGCAGTTCTGGCCTGGCTATGCGTGGGACGAGCAGGCCTACCTCGCGCGCTATCCCGACGTCGCCAACGCGGTGGCCTCGGGCGCGTTTCCGTCGGGCTGGGTGCACTTCCAGAAGGCCGGCGCGATGGAGGGGCGCGACCCCTACGTGCACAACGTCGATCACGCCGTGCGCCTGTCGGCCAACTGGGTCGGCGTTTACTGGATGCGCATTTTTTTCCAGTTCCCCGAGCCCGGCACCTATGAGCTGTGGGTCATGCGCACGGACCGGATTCAAGACGGCACCGACACCTCGATTGCGGTGCAGACCGGCGGCTCGATCGTGCGGCGCGTCAATCAGTCTGTGATCGGCATCCTGCGCAGCTATCAATGGGGCCTGCCCGTGCTGCCGCGCCTGCCGCATACCATGCTGGAGATGCGCGTGCGCGCGAGTGAGCAACTCTCGGGCGTCGTGCAGAACCTGTCCGCGATCGCGACCTCGGTACTGCAGGTCACCGACGACGGCGCGAATTTTTGGTGGGCCGCCACCCGTAACCCCGCCTGGATTGGCCTGGACATCCTCGTAGGCGAAAAGAACCCAAAGCGGCTTTCCCGCGACGCGATCGAGTGGGCATCGTGGATCCACTTGAGCCGCATCTGTGACACGCCGCGCTCGTGGGTTGCAAACGGCCAGCCCTTCACCGGTCCGCGCTACACGTGCGACGTCGTCGTGGCCGACTTCACCACCGTCAAGGACCTGGTCGAGTCGGTGCTCTCGTCCTGCCGCGCCTCTCTCGTTCTCACGACCGCGGGCCTGTGGGGCGTGCTGCACGATGAGGAGAAGACCGTCCCGCGCCAGCTCATCACGCCGGCCAATTCATGGGGCTTTTCCGGGCAACGCACCTTTGCCACCTACCCGCACGCGCTGCGCGTGAATTTCATCAACCGCGACGCGGGTTGGAACACCGACGAGATCATCGTCTACGCCGACGGCTACAACGCCGACAACGCGACCATCTTCGAGACGCTCGACACCTACGGGATCACGGACTGGCCCCACGCCTGGGCGTATGGGCGATACATGCTCGCGCAAGGCATCCTGCGCAGTGAACTGTTCACCGTCACGATGGACGTCGAGAACCTGCTCGTGCAGCGCGGCGATCTCGTGCAGGTGGCGCACGACGTGCCGCGCATCGGCGGCATGCCCACGCGCGTGGACACGGTCTTCGGTACCGGCGGCGGCGGTGGGGTGGTGGTGCGCTGCAACGTGGACTTTTCGCTCGTGCCCACCGGTTACTCGCTGCGGCGCAACGCCGACGACGCCATCATCAGCGGCGCCGTCCTCGCCATCAATCCCGAGACGCAGCAGCTCGAGTTGGACGCGAACGCGGCGAGCGTGCAGCCCGACGACCTGCTGGTGCTTGGCACCTACGACCGGGTCGTCTCGCCCTACCTCGTGCAGAGCATCGCGCCTGGCCAGGACTATTCCGCCGAGCTGACGCTCGTGAAGTACGACCCCGACGTCTACAACGCCGACATCGGGGCGCTGCCCGTGTGGGAGCCCGATCTGTCGCCGGACATGATCAACTCCACCGACCTGGTCGTGAAGAACGTCACCGCCTCCTGGCGCCTGTACTACGTCAACCGCGAGCCGCGCATCGAGATCGCGCTCGCCTGGATCACGACCGGCTCGCTCCTGGCGTGGCACAACATCACGCTCATCACGCAGAGCGGGCAGCGCATCGTGATCGCGCAGCAGCACCAGCCGCAGTCCTTGCAGTGGCTCATCGACGCACTGCGCGAGGCTACTTTTGTGGGCGTGCCGCTGCAGTTCGAGGTCGCGCCGTTCTCGACGGGCGGGCTGCGCGGCGCGCCTGGCTATGTGACCGTGCAGGTCGAAGGCGATCACACGCCGCCGGCGGCGGTGCCGATGTTCGGCGCCAACGTGCAGAAGGAAAACATCGACCTGTTCTGGAAGCCGCCCGACGAGCCCGACGTGGGGCAATACCTGCTGCGCTACACGCCCGAGACGATCGTGCCGAATTGGGACGCGTCGCAGCACCTCGCGACGCTGGCCTATCCGACCACGAAGACCAGCGCGGGCGCGCGCACCGGCTCCTACGGCCTGCGCGTGGTCGATACCAGTGGCAACGTCTCGCCAGTCGTGTGGCGCCGCACGACGGTCGAGTTCCTGCCCGAGATCAATGTGATCGAGGTCGTGAACGATCGCGAGACAGACCCGCCCTGGACCGGCAAGCTCTCGCACGTTGAGGTCCACGGCGGCGAGATCTGGAGCGCGGGCGACTTCGGCTCGGTGTACCCGGACGGCATCTACTACATGGAGCATCCCGTCGATCTGGGAGACGTGTTCGAGGTGCGCATCTCATCAAAGCTCAAGGCCTATGGCGTGACCGCGCAGGACTACATGGTGGCCTGGCAGCCACTCGCCTCGGTGGCCGCGATGTCCAGCGGCGCCGCGACGAGTGACCTGTGGGACGCATGGCTCGAAATCCGCACGGCCAACCAGATCGCGATGATGGCCGAGTGGGCGGCGCTCGCCGCTGTCGATCCGATGGCCGACGGCGCGCAAGGCTCGTGGTCGGAGTGGCGCCCCTGCGTCGTCGGCGACTTCACCGCGCGGCTAGTGCAGATGCGCTTCGTCCTGGAATCGCGGAACCCGGGAGTTCGCGTCGTGATCTTCGACGGCCGCGTCGAGCTGGACATGCCCGATCGCATCGACTCCTACCCCGACGTGCCCGTCACGCCCGGCGGCGCGCATGTGCTGTTCGATCCGGCATTCCGCGAGCTGCGCTCGATCGCGATCTCGATCGACGGCAATCCCGACCCGGTGTCGGCCGAGACGAGCGACAAGGACTCGACCGGCGTCACCGTACGTCTTCGCAACACCATCACCGGCGAGTACACCAGCGGCAAGGTGGACGTCATGGTGGAGGGCTTCGGGCGCTTGCGCCCCGATTCGATCTAACGCAACTTTGCCCCCTGTCACAGGAGCCTCTGTCATGTCGCAGCAGCTGTCCACCGATTTTCCGATCGATCCGAATTCGACCAGCGGAACTGCGCTGGCCGACATCCTCAACCGCCAGAACGACGCGATCCTCACGAACAACTCGGGCGCTGCGCCGCCGCCCTCGACGCAGGCCGGCATGATCTGGCTGGACACGAGTAGCGGCGAAGGGACGCTCAAGATGCGCAACGCGGCCAACTCCGGCTGGTTGACGCTCGGTACCATGAGCGGAGGCGGCTTCGTCTCCGCGCTCGCTGATGGCACGCAGGCTGCGCCTGGCCTCGCGTGGGCCAACGAGCCCGGCAGCGGATGGTATCGACCGAGCGCGCGCGTTCGCTACTACTCGTCGCAGAACGCTGTCACGGAAGGTCTGGATGCGTCGGTAGACCTGCAGACGACCGTGACGTACATGCCCCGCGCGGGCGCCGGCTCGTCAGTAGTCACGATGCGCAATCAGCCGGCCGGTGCCGCCAACTACAACCAAGCTGTTTTGCGCTGCAACTCCGATGGCAATGTGCAGATCTACGCCGAAGGCGTCGGCGGCGCATCCGCCGGTGGTATCTGGTACACCGCGCGCGAGCACATCTTTGCGGGCACTGTGCGCCTTCCCGTGGGCAACGTCACGGGCGTTGTCCAGAACGGAGGCGGGCATGGCATCTCGATGGATTGGGACAACGCGAATCTCACGGTCACGGTGGACGGCGTGCCCTTCGGTACGACGTGGCCGATCAACGTCAGTGGCGGTGCGGCGACGCTGTTCAACGGAGGCCAACCCGCCAACGGCGCGATGGTCTTCACCTGGGCCGAAGGTGGCACCAATCCGGGTTGGCTATGGGGCGGCAACGATCCAGGCAACATCAAAGTTTTCTCGCCGAGCGGCCTCTCGGTCGGCTACGCGAGCAACGCAGGCGCGCTGGCCGGCACGCCCATTACCGGAGTCGTTCGCGGCGACGTGATGCAGATTGCAGGATTTGCCTCGGGCGACTTCAACAACCCCTATATGCGCATCGGGGACGCGGGGTCCGGCGGCATTCGTTATGTGATCTTCGACACCAACGGCGGCCGCGACCCGAGGTCGATCCGCAACTCCAGCGACGGCTCGACGCGCTACCTCGAAACGAGCGGCAGCGCGGGCACGTTCGGCATTTACTACAACGTGAGCGACGAGCGCCTGAAGTCCAAGATTGCCCAGGCCGACGTCGACGGCACTGCCGCCGTGCTCGCGATGCAACTCATCGAATACGACATTGCCTTCGCGAAGGATGCCGAACCGGCGCACGTCGCGCTCGGATTCTCGGCTGACAACCTCCAGGACATCAGCCCGGACCTGGTCTTTGCGGTCGAGCAGCAGGAGGACTCGCCCTTCGCGTCCCTGGGCTCGATCCTGCACGTCAATGGCGGTGTCGTGTCGGCCTACATCGCCAAGGCGCTGCAGGAAACCATTGCGCGCGTCGAGGCGCTGGAGGCCGCGCAATGAAGGGACGCCAAGCCAACGTGAACGACCCGCCGACCGGGCCTCGGCCGCCGATGCCGCCAGCGCCGCCGCGGCATCGCCTCATTCAACGAAGCAAAGGAAGTAACGCCATGCAGATCGAACTTGCGCCGAAGGAAATCGACTATCTCCTGCAACTGCTCGCTCAACGTCCTCTGGGCGAATCGCTCGCGCTGTTCACGTCGCTTCGCGACCAGGTCGCCGGCCAGCAACTGGCCCAGCATCCTGGCCAGGCCTTGCCAAGCAGTGGAGTACCGGCGGGGCCGAACTCTTCTAACCAGTTCGGCGAGGAAGGGCCATGAGCATGCTGTGTCGAGTGCTGCGCTGTGTGTGCAGCGAGAAACCGGGCGGGCGCACGCCGGGCAAGCCGGTGTCCTCGCAGCCCACGCATGCTGGGCGCTACGCGGTGGGCTTGATCAACCATTACGAGTCGTGCTCGCTCACGGCCTATCCGGATCCCGGCACCGGGGCAGATCCTTGGACGATCGCCTGGGGCTACACGGGCGAGGACGTCGGACCTGGCACGGTGTGGACGCTGCCCGAGTGCGTCGTCGCCCTGATCAACCGGCTGAACGTCGAGTTCGTGCCCGGCGTGCTGGACGCCGTGCACGTGCCGCTCAACCAGAAGCAGTTTGATGCGCTGGTGGACATCTTCTACAACTGCGGCGTGAGCGCCATGACCGGATCCACGCTCGTGCGCCTGCTAAACGAAGGCGACTATCAGGGCGCGGCCGACGAGTTCCCGAAGTGGGACAAGTCCGGCGGCCAGGTGATGAAGGGTTTGCAGCGCCGGCGCTGGGCCGAGCGGCTCATCTTCCTGGGCGGCGAGACGCAGGAGTCGATCGCGCAGGCCGAGACCAAGTACCCCTGAGCAACCGACCGGTGCGGGCCCGCTGGGGGGCTCTGCACCGCGCCGAAACCAAAGGGGCGCCTTAGCGACTCGCCTGCGCGAGATCCGCTGCGTGGCGCCTAAGGCAGGTGTCGAGGATGGCCCTGGCCAAGGCCTGGACGCTGCTGGTCATGTTGGTGTTGTCGCGCGCCAACGTGCGGACCGTCTTGCCCTGAAAGGTTGATTCGATCTGGCAGGTCGAATCGTCCGCCTTGCCAAAGCCAACCTTCGAGACGACCTCCAACCGCTGCACCGCGATGCTCCCCCGAAGTGCCCGCCCATCGGCGCCAAGCTCGCGTGCAAGTGCCTGTGCAATCGGCGGTTGAGGGTCGATCACGTACACCTGCGCCGCGCCAGTGAAGGTCTGGCCCTGGATGCGCACCAAGGGGTCTAGACGCTCATCAACCACCGTGAGCGCATCGCTCGCCGCTGCCTGTGCGGGCACGTTCAAGTCGACCTTGATAGTGGCTGCGGCGCAGCCGGCCAGGATCGCCGCGAGCGCGGCGCCGGCGAGGCAGCGAAGGGAAGCACCAAAGGCGAGGCCCCCAGGAGCTTGGTGGCGCGCTGGAGGCCTCTGGCCGGGGCGCAGGCAAGGAACGTGAGTTCCTCGAAGGACCCCGCCGGCCCGGTTACGCGCGATTGTACGAATCCATGCGGTGAAGGTATTGCTTTGCAGGCTCATTTTTCTCTCCTGATCAGTAGCCTGGAATGGCGAGGGCTTCGCGGGCTTCCTCCTGTTGGAGGAGGTGGGCGTAGTTGATCTCGAGCATGCGCATGGAGGTTCCGGCCAGCTGCGCCACGCGCATCGGCGCGACTTTCTCTGATGACAGCAGATCGCTGATCCGGGTGTGTCGCAGGGAGTACATGGTGATCGAGGCGGGCAGCCCGGCGGCGATCACTGCCGGCTTGACCACCAGTTTCCAGGCGTCCTTGTTCCACATGCTGCCGTCGTGCCTAGGAAAGAGCAGGGCGGTTGGCAACTTGCCGCTGCAGGCTTCGTGAAAGAGCGCCGTGCACTGCGCGTCGTTCGGTAGCTTGATCCAGCGGGTATCGTGGCCCTTGTCGGTCTGGTCCTCCTCGCCGGCGATGCGCAGCTGGTGGCGGCGCTTGTCGTAGTCCGCCACCGTCAACTGCGCGAGGGCCCCGGGGCGAATCGGCGCGATGAGCATGGCACGCATGAAGCGGCCGAGAGACGGGCTTCGGGCGTCGACCTCCTCCAGCAGCTTGGCGCGCTTCTTAAAGTCGATGTTGGACGTAGCGCCGCGCGAGCGGCGCGCACCTTTGATTGTTTTGAGCGGCACCTTCCAGGCGGCGTCGGTGGCCACATGGCCATTCTCCAACGCAAGGTTCATGGTCTTGCGCAACGCCGCCACCTCGCGGTTGATGGTTGCAGGCTTGCGCTTTCTGTCGCCGCCGGTCGCATTGCGCGCCTTGCCGCCTTGGGTGGTGGGTAGCTCCATGAACCACTTCATGAAGGCCTTGAAGTCTGCGGCAGTGAGCTTGGCAATGGGTTTGTCGGCCCAGCTGCCCCACGCCAGGAATCGGTCCAGCCGACGTCGCACCTCGTCGGCCGAGTCTTTGCCGTGCTCGGTGCGCGTGGCGTCCACATAGTCGTCTGCCGCCTGGCGCAGCGTCTTGCGGCTGCTGATGTCCACGCCACCGGCATCGATCTGGTCGACCTGAGCGAACCAGCGGTTTGCCGCGGCCAGGGCTTCGTCGTAGCGTTCGCCTTCAGGCACGTCGGCGAAGGCGCCGAGCCCGTATTCCTTGGCCTTGCCGCCCACCTTGGCCTTGGCCACCCAGTTACCGATGCCACCCGCCGTCATGACCCGGAAGCCCAGGTAGCGGTTGGTGCGAATCGTGGTCCAGTACGGCGTCTTGCTAGGCGCCACCTTGGCGCGCGCACGCGCCACCTTGAGGTTGATTTCTGTTGCCACTCTGGTCCTTAACAAATGGCGTTGAAGCGTCCGGGGAGTCCCACCAAAGTCCCACCAAACGCTAAGAAATCCGGTGCATTGCGGTGCATCGGCGTGAAGCGGAAAAAAGCCACTACCTCAGTAAACCCGCGTGGTTATTGGAGTTTTCGCTTTTTATCGCTGTATGTCACTTTACAGTAAAAGTGCGTCGCCCGCATTCACACTGCAGGGGTCAGTGGTTCGATCCCACTACCGCCCACCATTCATACGTTCCCTCATCACCAGCAAGCTGCATCCGGCAGGCGTTCAAAGCCCTGCAGGCGCCTTGGCGTGCGTTGCCGCACTACCATTCAAGGCTTTCAAGCTGCGGCGGGAGTTCGTCCTTGCAGGTCTCTCGTCGCCATCCCACGACCCGCGGAGCCCGCCATGCAACTTTCCCCGTTTCACCTCGCCATTCCCGTTCACGACCTTGCCGCGGCGCGCCGTTTCTATGGCGAAGTGTTCGGTCTGGAAGAGGGTCGTTCCAGCGAACAGTGGGTGGACTTCAACTTCTACGGGCACCAACTGGTGATTC